CCCCCTGCGCCCCGCCACGAGGTGACGGCCGTCTGCCGGGCGAACGGCCTGATTGCCGACAGCGCGATCGCCGAGGTGGTGGCCGATGCCCGCACGATGGTCTCGACGTCCGTGAATCCGTGGGACAAGAAGCAGCCGAAGGAGTATTTCGACATGCGGCGCGTCCGCAAGTCGGTGCACAAGAACAAGAAGCTCGCCCAAATCAAGAAATAACCCCGTTCAAACGCTGTTCAAATGGGCCGCACACTATCAGCCAAACAGGTATTGACGCTCAAGCGCCGGACGATCCGCCCGGGCGGCATCTGGGCGGACTGCGTCGGCGAGATCGACCGCACGGGCGTGGTCTTCTTCTGGGGCAATTCGGGCAACGGCAAGACCTCGGCGGTGGCCTCCTTCTGCAAGGAACTGACTCAGTTCGGCCGGGTGCTCTACCTGCCGTTGGAGGAGGGGCTGGGCGGCACGACGCAGGACGCCATCCGCCGCTATCGGTTGGACGAGTGCGGCCGGAAGTTCCAGTACAACGCGACGATGACCTTCGCCGAGATGGACGAAGCTCTGTCGAAACCCCGCTCGTGGGATTTCGTGGTGATCGATTCGTTCCAATACACGCAGATGAGCTACAAGGAGTATATCGCCTTCAAGGAGCGCCATCGCAACAAACTGCTCATCTTCGTCAGCCATGCCGACGGCAAGCGCCCGGAAGGACGCGCGGCGATGAAGATCATGTACGATGCGTCGCTGAAAATCTGGGTCGAGGGGCACAAGGCGTTCAGCAAAGGTCGCTACATCGGGCCGAAGGGGGAATGCACGATCTACGAAAAGGAGGCCAAACGCTACTGGGAAGGGAAAACACTAAACAGAAAATGATATGAATTTAGACTCGCAAAACAAGGTGCTGAAGGCGGGGTTCATGATCGTCCGCAAGGACGACTACCCGCAGCCGAAAATCAAGTACAAGCAGTTCGGGTTTCCCGAATGGCGGACGCTCGAGAAGTTCGACACGAAGGCGGCCCGGGATCGCCGCTATAAGGGACTGCTGCATGACAGCAGCATAATCGAAGATTGACCTATGGATATCAAGAAAATCTACATCAGCGGGAAGATCACCGGACTGCCCATCGACGAGGTGATCTCCAAGTTTCAGGCCGCGGAAGCGAAAATCCGGCGCTTCGGCTTCGAGCCTGTCAGTCCGCTCCGTAACGGATTGCCTTTCGAGGCGGAGTGGGCGGATCAGATAGGCGAGGATGTCAAGCTGCTGCTCAAGAGCGATGCGATCTATATGATTGCGGATTGGCGGCAGAGCGAGGGCGCGATGATCGAATACCTCGTCGCCCGCCAGCGGCGGATGCGCATCTTCCTTGCCGAAACTTTCGATGCCCACGCATCCGTCGAATCGAAAACCGAACAGTCCCATGAAACGGAAGCGTAACTATTCACGGTTCTATGCCATCGCCAAAGCGAAGAGCATCGATCTCGACCAGCATAAGGAAGTGCTGGTGTCGCAGTTCACCGGCGGACGCACGTCGTCGCTGCGGGAGATGACCCCTGCCGAGTACGAGGAGATGTGCGAGTGTCTCCAGACGGGCAAGCAGCTCGGCGAACCCTCGGCCGCATACAGGGAGCGGCTGCGCCGGGCACGGTCGGCAGCACTGAACCGCATGCAGCGGCTCGGCGTGGATACGGCCGACCGGACGTTCGCCGCTGTGGATGAGTTCTGCCTCGATCCGCGCATCGCCGGCAAGCCTTTCGGGATGCTGACCGTCGACGAGCTGCAGGCTCTCGTTCCGAAGCTCGAGGCGATCCTGCGCAAACCGAAGCCCGTGAAGCCGCAGCGGGTCGTGCAGATTCCGATTTTTATTCGACCGAACCAATTACCGAGTTGATATGGAGAAACCTACAATAACCGTCGATTTGTCTGGAGAGCAGGGAAATATTTTCACCCTGATGTCGGAGGCGCGAGCAGCGATCCTGTCCGACGTTCGGAGGCTCGGCTTCCAAACACAGAAATCGCGAGAAGAGCAAGATCGAGACAAAGCTCATGCGGAGTTCGTTGCAGGGCGGATGATGCACGAAGTGATGCAAACCCATACCTATGACGGGGCGCTCGCTGTCATTCGCCGATATGTGAACATCGAACAGAAAGGAGGTGCGCCTATGGAGTAACCGGTATGGGGGTGGCGACAGGAAAAGAACAACGAAATGGGAAAGATTGGCTGTTGTTTGGAGATAAGCACAGGGGTTCGAGTCCCCGGCCACCCGCAATCCCCTTTTTTGAGATGAAGACCCGAGTGCAAGTAGGGCGACGATGGCGCAGGGGTTACCCGCCGGAGAATGGCGGTGGCAAAGCGGAACAGGACGCTTGACTCCATCGGACAGATGACGCGAAAGGCTCTGACAGCCGGGAAAGACCGGCAAATGGGTCGGCAGGGCCTTCGGTTCCATCGGAGGCATAGCACAATGGCCAAAGCGATGCGGCTGTTGTTCCGGTTCGAGTCCGGACGACTTACAGAATTGTTTAACCTTTATATCTGACAGCTATGGAAAAGAAACAAGTAGGTGCGTGGCGGCTGCCGGCCGAACTAACTGAATGCCGTCAAGGTGCGGAGATCGTCTTGGTTTTCGACAACCGGGATGAATATCAGGGTATCTTCCGAGGATTCGATAACGAAGAGATCGTCCTGCAGGCGTGCGGAAGCCAATCGAAGATCGGACTTCCGCTCGGAAGACTTTACACATGGTGTGTTGTCGGAGAGGTCAAACCCATCGATGCGGTGATCTATCCGAGCGACGAGCCGACGATCTCGGTGGTCGATGATGCGATCTACGGAGGTGCGCATTGCTACGTGATCCGCGAGTGCCTCGGCTTCAACGACGGCAAGACGCAATACGTCGAAACCGAGCAGGTCGTTCGGTTCGTGCAGAAGAACGACGACGGGACGATGATCCCCGGCCTGCAATCCGAGCAGCTGGTTCTGGCCTTGCTCGACCGCCATGAGAAGCTGAACACCCGGTTCCCGTCGGAGCAGAACGCCAAGATGATCGCCGGCCTGCGGATGTTCCTCGAGGCGTGCGAAGAGCGGGTAAAGAACCGTATGGAGCGCGGAGTGATGGGCGAACTTAAAAAGTAGTGGTAATGAAATGGATTAGAGAACCTATTCCGGGATGTGCCGGATACACGGAAGCGATGATTGCGTTGACCCCCACCGAAGCGGCGATCTTGGCTAATGCCCTGCGGAAACCATTGCGGGAATTGCAGAAGCAATTAGAACGATTGGATGATATTCACGAATTAGGTGAGGCTACCGAGCGACAGGAGGCTCGTCGATGCGATATAGGCGAGACTGTTACGGTGCTTAAGTATTTTTTTGAACTGGAGTCTTTGAACCTTAAAAAGTAGCGGCAATGGGAGAACGAGAATGGAGCGATGCGGTTCTGATGGTCAATGGCCAGCCCGTCCGTGTACTGCCGGAGGTGGACTTCGGCGGCGATACTCCGGACGAGCCGGTCGCAAGAGGTATTTCCTCGATTGAATTTTCGGCGCGTATTACGGGTGAAGCGATGCTCCGGACGGCGAATTTGATATCCCGATTCGGGCCAGAATTCGCGCAGTTCGCAGAGGAACTCCGCCGATGGGCAGCCGGATGCCGTTTCCGCTCGCAGGTGGAGAGACGGCATTCGCGAACCCGCCGCAGACAGCGGCCGACGCGCTTGCAACGACGACAGAAACGACAAACCAAAAACAGAGTAAAACGATGAAAGTGAAAATTAAAGGAATCAGCGAGCTGGAGAGCGCGAAATACGTGTTCGACAACAGCGGTAATCTTATCGGGGTGCGCCTCGACGTGGATTCGGAACGCGGAATACGCAAAGTATATCCGATGGCGTTGGTCGAGGAGATATTCGATTGACCTCATGAATAAGTTAAAGTGTTGAAAATAAGTGCGAATTGTCTTGCGTGTTCCGAATGGTAGTGTTATGTTTGCGATACGATTAAACGATTGATAAACAGTAAACTAAATGTTGATATGAAACGCATGGACGCACTTCGAATCGCCACAAATTTCTACGCTTTCCGCATGGGTGTCAAACCAGAGTCGATGGCTATAACGGTAATGGAACCTGCCGATGGTCGCATTGTCATGCAAACTACGACCTGCAACGCTGAAGGGGAAGAGATCACCTATGAGATCGAGCTCCGGCCGACGACTAACGGTATTACAATGAAACAGGTTATCTCCGATTGCGATTTATCGGATTTCATACAGGATGTCAAGCATCTGTCCGACCTTAAAAAGGGCGATCTTTTCCGGCTGGAGAGTGATTGCGTGGTATGGCGCTTTTATGGTGCTGAAAAACGTTACGGCGCGTTGGCCTATGGCTTTACTCGTCAAAATGGTCGGGAGATATCTTGGCTGAATAAGGACGTGAATGTTTACCCTTGTGTAAAATGAACTAAAAAACATGGATATTACAAAAATGACAGCAGCGCAACGCGCCGAGTTGAAGGCGCAGCTTGAGGCCGAGGAGCGTGCCGAGAAACAGAAACGCGAAGACGATATTGCGGCGTATAAGGATTCCGTCGACGAGTTCTGCCGGGGCAAGTTCGCCCGCCTACAGGCGTTGAGCGAGGAGATGCGTCGGGCGAAGGAGGAGGTGTTCAGCGATGCCGAGCGTCTGATCGCGCTCAAAGAGGAGCTGTTCCGCACGAAATCCGACCGCCACAGCAACCAGTTCACGACCTCGGACGGCGGCATTACGGTCGCTCTGGGCTACCGCACGAACGACGGCTGGGACGACACGGTGAACGCCGGGGTCGACAAGGTCAAGACATTCATCCGCTCGCTGGCGAAGGACGACGATTCGGCCGCCCTGACGGAGATGGTGATGAACCTGCTGGCCAAAGACCGCAAGGGGAACCTCAAGGCGAGCCGCGTGCTCCAACTGCGGGAGATCGCCCGCAAGTCGGGCTATCCGGAGCTGATCGAGGCGACCGACATCATCCAGAGCGCCTATCGGCCCGTGGATTCGTGTCAGTTTATCTCGGTGTCCTACAAGGACGAGAAGGGCGTGAAACGTGCGCTGCCGCTCTCGCTGGCGGCGATGGAATAGCGCTGTCCCTCTGCAAAGCAAATCCCGCTCTTTTCGGAGCGGGATTTTTATTACCTGACCTTCTTCAATGTCAAATCGCGGTCGAAGATGTGGATAGAAAGCACGTCGCCGTCGATGCGTCCCGTGAACGTATTCGCGCTGGTCTCAATCGTGACGTTCGGCGCTTTGTAGGAATACAGATATTCCTGTCTGACTGGATCGGAGTTTTCGTATTTCCATTCGGCTGTGCATTTGCGGTTGAGCGCGAAATAGAACGTATCGGTGCGCCCTTCCGTGGTTTGGCTCCATACAGTACCAATCAGTTCATCCGAGGTCGGAGTTTCCTCTTTGTCCGAACAGGATGAGAGGAGGATGCCCGCAAAACAGATAGAGAAGAGGAGGAACAGTCGTTTCATGGCAGATGATTTTGATACAAAGGTAGTATTTTCCGGACAAATAGCTTAATTTCGTTAAGCAACGAGGGAGAAAATTTTGTTTTCTCCCTATTTTTGTGTATTGAAAACCCGAAATACCCCCCCCCGTGAATGCCGAGAGGAAGAAACAAGGACTTAATCGACAAGCGCAACGAGGCGCTGTGCCGCCGCTGGTACTACTGGACGGAGGTGCAGCGTCTGCGCTTCGATGACGCCCTGAAGATTCTCTCCGAGCAGGAGTTCTTCATTTCCGAGGATCGCGTGATGGCCATCATCCGGCAATACTGCAAGGAGCATCCCGAGGGCGACATCCGCCCGGCTCCGAAGATCAAGGTTCCGAGGCTCACGGCCGGACAGCTCCGCCTGTTCTCCGGGGAATAATCACACGATCTCCCGCACGAGATACTCGAACGTCACCTCGTAGACCTTGACCCCGCCGCCGAGGGCATATTCGGCGCTACGCCGTCGGTCGAGCTCGGACATCCTCTGCGACAATCTCATTCCCTGCACGGCCCGGAACAGGCGGTCGGCCATCCGTTCGCGCTCGGCGATCTTCTCCTCCGTCGTGGAGCCGATATGCGTGTCGTCGTAACAGTCTATTGCCAGCTTCAGCGTGACGGATGTCTTGCCCTGCTGTACTCCGGGACGGTTGGCCATCGGCTGCCACTCCGTGTCGCCCATGCCGATCAGCACACAGGGGAACACGACCGGATACTGGTCTTCCTGCGATTCGAGTTGTCCGTAGTCCTCGTCGATGCGGACTTCCGGCATCGCCTCTTCGATGCGCTTCATCAGCGCGAGTTTCACACTTTCCATCGTCTATAATTTAAGTACGGATTCGACCTGCGTTTCTACATCGGCGCGTATGCGCTCTTCGAGTTCCCGGCTCTGGCCGATGAACTGCCGCTGTGGAATCTTGATCCGCAGTCGTTTCTTCTTCGTCAATGCCAGAGAGTGCCACATCTGCGCCTCGGGCGGGAGTGCGCCGCTCGGGGCATTTTCGGCCGCTTTGCGGCCTTTCGTTCCTTTCTTCGACTTCCCGGCTGCTTGGTAGTACATCGCCCACGCAAACCGCCTCATTTTGGGCGTTACGGCGGGCGACGTCTCGCCGCCCCAGTTGTGGATCGGCGCATAGGGTACGTCGTTCACGATCTTTACTCGATAGTCGCCCGGCACGTAGCGCACAGCGTTGAACAGGTGGTTGCGGTTGCTGAGCAGCGGTTTGTGCTGGCTGGCCGCCGACGTTCCGCCG